TGTCAGGCGGGGCTTCCGGCATCTCAGGCATCTCCGGCGCCAAGTCGCCCGAAGTCATCATGCCATTCAGCGTGCCAAGCACGATGTCTTGGATCTGCTCCGGCGTCATCTGTTCCTGCACCGCGGCAATCCGCTTGGTTTCGGCCTCAAACGCCTTGATGTCAAGCTCACGCGCTTCCATAGACGTCTGCACCTTCTGGAGCATCGCGTGCATCATGTCCATCTCTTGCGCCATCGCCTGCATCTGCATGTTGGCAGCCTGCAACGCCGGGTTTTCCTCGTCGGTCAGCAGCTTCGGGTCGATCATCTTGCCAAGGCGCTTGGCGATTTCCTGCGCGCCCGGCCAGTCCATGTTCTTCACGAACAGGTCGCCCGCCACCGGCCACAAGTCCGGGTTGGCCGTGAGAATCTGGCTCATGGCGTCCATCGCTTCCTGGCGCTTCGTCATGTACGACGGGCCGGTAGTCACGCGGACATCGTACTTGCCGACAGACGGGTTGTAGATTTTCTCCAACACCACGCCCTGTTCGTCCGTGATCTTGCGAACCGGCTCCGGCTGCGTCGGGTCGATGCGGACGGTCTTGACCTCGCCATCAAGCCCCACGATGCGCGCGATACGCTGCGTGTCGTAGATTTTCGGTATCAGGTCGATGATCTGGCGCGTGACAGCTCGGACGGTTCTACCGATGTTGTCGATGTAGTGGAACGTGCCGGTGTCGCCCTGCTTCTCACGCGCCAGAATTGCTTTGCCCGAACGCTCGTTGGATTGCGCTCCAAGGCTTGAATCGTACTGCCCGGTGGCGCTCTTGATGTCGTCCGCCGCGCCCAACTTGGCCTGCAACAGACCGCTAGAAGCCATCGGCGGCTGCGCGCGCGCGGGGAGCGGCAACACGCCGCCCTGCCCGTCCGTCACATCCGGGTTGACCTCAAGGTACGGCCAGTTGTTGGTGTTGGCCGTTTTCCACTGCTGCTCGTAGCCTTCAAACTGGCCACCGTAGCCGATGAACGGCGCTTTGGGCGCCAAGGCGAGCATTTCCGCCTCTTGGCTCACCCAGTAGTTGTACATCCGCTGCGCGTCCTTGGCGTTGCGCACAAGGCCGGAGACGTACATGCGCCCGTCAACCTCAAACTCGTTGCCGATGGCGCGAACGACCGGAATCCAATCGCCCGGCCAGTCCTGTTCCTCAAGAATCTCGTAGCCGTTGGTCTTGATCCACTTGACCTGGCAGCGGTCAACTTCGCGCGTGCGGATGACCGGCAGGCCCATCATTTCGGCCTGCGCGGCCTCTTGCGAGCCGGCGAACGCCGTCAGGTTGCCCGGATACAGGTTGAGCGTGGCGCGGGTGTATTCCTTGTAGAAGTATTCCGCGATGCGCACCGTCTCCCGGCTAATCCATTGCGTCATCGCGGAGTCACCGACCCCGCGCTGCATGATGGACGAAATCGGCTCGGCGTCCGGGAACGCACGCTCAAACTCGTCGCGCGTCATGTCCTCGGTGATGAAGCACCACTCCGCATCCATGCCCGTAGGGTCTTGGATGGTGGGATCCATGTAGACGCTGAACGAGTTGCGGATGCGTCCGATGAACACGTCTTGGTCGAAAGTGTCCTCGTCGCAGTACTTCGTCAGAATGCGGACGTACCCTTCGCCAAACGTCACCTGATTGTCGCAGGCGGTGTCGTAGGCCACGTCGGCATCCGAGATGTACTCGATATGCCGCACCATGCCGTCGAAAATCTCGGCCACTTCCATGTCGGCCTTGTCATCCACCGGGATGACCTTGCCGGCCGGGCGGTTCTGCCGCTGTTCGTTCGTGACCTGCCGGACGTGCTGCGGGAGCTTGTTGATGGTCAAACACGGACGCGCGTTGACCGTCTGCCCCTGCACCGAACCGCGTGTCGCTAGGACATCCTGCGGCCATTGCCATTGGTTGTCCGGGCTACCCGCCATGAACCGCAGGTCATCCAGTTCGTCCTCGCGGCTGTCCGCATAGGCGGCGATGGCCGACACCATGCGCGTGCGCGCCGTCGCTAGGACATCCTGCGCGTTGCGCTTCTTGCCCTTGGGCGCGGGGTCGCTCGACCGCGCCGCCGCCCGCATGCCTACCGGGTCTGTAGCCACGGTCAGGCGCCCATCCAACTGCCGGACATACCGCCGCCCTCACGCAGCGTAACGCGCCGCTCAGACGGGCGCTCCGTGCGGCTGGCAACGGGGTATGCAAACGTCACGGCGATGGCGTCAGCCGCATCAGGCGAGGCCAAACCACGGGCTTTCATGTCTTTCTTGCTCTCCAAAAGGATTGCACCAGCGGAGTTGAACTTCTGGTGCGGGCCGACAAAATCGGCTTTCAGCACCCGATCATCGGGCACACTTGCACCTTTCAGCCATTCTCGCATGTCCGCCCACATTTCGGAACGCTTGTTCTGCCAGGCAGCCGGATTACGCGACTTCCAACCGAAGTTCACGCCTCGTACCTTGTAACGCTGCTCCTTGAGCCTGTCAAGGATGCCGTAGCCCAAGCCACCCTCGTCAATCACCGTCAGCGCCGGGCGGTACTGCTCAATGGCGTCAATCACCCGCCCCACGGTCGCCATCGTATCCTCGCCCCGATAGCGGTGCAGAGCGATCAAATCGCGCCCCTGACGCACGGCGATGACCGTCGCATCCGCCCCGCCGCGCGCGGGATCCACACCAATCACCCTAGGGGCGTTTTCATCCTTGAAACGAGGCCGCGCCATAGCCTCGTCCACCAACCGGGGGCTGATGAACTGGTCGTCTCCGTCAGAGGGGAACTCTCCGTAGACTTCAACTCGGGCTTGGGGGCTATCGACGCCGTATTCCGCGATGATTTGCTCGTAGACCGCTTTATCGGTGTCTTCGACGGTGCGCGCGTCGATGTTTTGCGTTGTCCAGAAGTCCCTTTTCGCGTTGAAGCACTCATAGAAGTAGCCCTCCGGCCGTCGTGGGTTGGAAAACGCCATCCAGAAGCGATTTGGCGTGTTTTCCGTGAAAAATCCGGCCGTCACCGACCAAATCGGGTCGGGAATACCGCTCGCCTCGTCGAAAATGACCAAAACGCCGTCGAAATTGTGAACGCCGGCGTAGGCATCCGGGTTTTCCTCGCTCCACAACCGGCCTTCAACCGACCAGTAGCGCGTACCTTTCTTGAGATCGCGCTCGACCAGCTCCGCCAACCACTTCGCCGGCATGACTCGCGTTGCGCTGACCTCAAACCAATGGCTGTTCATCATCAGCGCAAGCCATTTTGTGACTTCCGCCCAGGTGATAGAGCGCAACTGGCTCTCGCTGTTGGCCGACACAATCGTTGTGGAGCCTATCCGCGTCGTCAGCATCCACAAAATGAGCCAAGACACCAGCGCCGACTTGCCGATACCACGCCCCGAAGCCGTCGCCATGCGCAGCACTTCGAAGTTGGTCAGCTCCTTGTTGCGAGCGATGTGCGCCGTGATGTCGCGCAGCACCTTGCGTTGCCACCGACGCGGCCCCTTGAAATGCTCCAACGGGGTGCCCTTCTGCCCCCACGGGAACACGAACAGCACAAACGCTTCCGGGTCGTCCTTGAGCGCAGGCGACCACAACCGCGCCATCAGGGTTTCTTCTTCCTCGGCGCTATAGATGGGGGTTTGCATTACTCACGCTTCAAAATCTTGACTTTCTTTTCTTCCCCAGGGAACACGACAAAGTTGCGCGTTCCGGTGCCGTCTTTGCCGCGACTGCCTGCGTCAAGGTAGCGAATTCCCGGAATACCCATTTGAGCAAGCGTTTTTTCTATCTCGCCTCGTTTTCCGCTCAACATTGAGTGGATGCTGCCGCCCGTAACTTTATCCGCGCCGTAACTGTCTATTGCAACAGCAATCCGCTTACTAAACTCCGGGTTAGAGAGCAAAGCTTTTTTCACGTTTTCAGGCTGTTGATTGAACGGCTTATCCCAATCGAGCATACGGTCTATCATCGCGTCGGGTAGGTCGGCTTTGTAGAGAGAAGAAAGGTCTTTAACCGCCAATTTTGTTTCGGGACTTAGATCAAAATTGTCTGACTCTTTAAGCGCGGCTCGTAACGCTTGGTGCGGGTAATCAAACCCTAAAAAATCGTCGTTTTGTAGCGCCTGAACAACGCGCAACTCTTGTGCGGAAAGCCCGGCTTCTTTTAACGCTTCCATTGCATCATCAGGCGAGTCAAATTCGCTGTAAACTTGCGCAACTTTTTTCTCAAAATTTCGATACGGGATTTGCGTCGCATACCCGCGCGCAACTTTCGGGTTTTCGGCAAAGTAAATCCCATGCCCGTAAGCCTGCGCCCCCTCGCCTGTGCCTACCTTGCTAGCGTCAAACTCGCCTAGCGGGTTAGCCTTTGTCGCGGGGAACCGATGCGGGGTGCCGTGGTAAACATCAAGCTCCTGCATCGGCGGGCGGCGGCGCAGCATATTGCGCGGGCTGATGAACTCCCCTGCCACTTCGCCAAACCCCAACGGCCCCGCCGCTGCGCGCTGCCGCAACTCCCGCAACATCTGCAACGCCACCGCCGGGTTGCTCGCAAACTGACCAATAGCCGTCAACGACTCCTTAAACGCCGTCACCGGATCGCGCACCAACTGCTCCACACCGCGCAACTGGTTCGTCAACCCATACCCCAACCCCGCGCTCACGTTCTGCGCGTACTGCCCAGGCGACAAACGCGGGTCAACCTGCGGCGCGCGCGGGTCGGTCGGCATCGGGATGTAATTCGCCAGCGCGTTAGCGCGCGGCGCCAGTCGATTGCTCTGCGGCGGCATGGCTGACCTCCGACAACATCATAGCATCCTCCGCACGACTCAATGCAGCCGCAAGCGGTGACGCCACTCGACCATCAATGACGCGAGACTCCGCCTCTCGCAACGCCGCAGAGATGCTGATCTGCTGCGTAACGTCAACCTGCACCTGCTGCTTGGCCACCCACCCGTGAGTGTGCTGCAAGATCGCAAGTGCCGCCTTGGCATCGCCATTCCTTGCCGCCTCCCTCAAGTACGTCGCAATCTCTACCTCAGAGTCAGCTCGCCCCTTGGCCTCCGCCATCGCCGCCATCGCATCCAACTGACAAAGCCGCCGGTACTCAACCGGCAGCATCCCCGCAGCCAACGCCAGGGCATCACCCTTCAACCCCAACGCAGCCGCGTCATAGATGCGCTGCAAGCGCGCCTCCGTGGCAACGAGCTGACGAGCCTCAAACGGCAACGACTTGAACATGCCCCCAAGCCTACCGCCACCTTGCGGTGGGTGCAAGCGTAAGACTATCGGTTGTGAGTTGGTGGTCAAAAAAAATTTTGCGTGGGGGCACCGAAACTGTTACGGCCAGTTGCTCGGCCCTACCCCCCGGCCTGGT